CGCTCAGGTTGTACCAATGCTGCATGCAGTGAATGCGTAGCATGGTTTCCAGCGGATAAGGTCGCCGGCCATTACCAGCCTTGGGATAAAACGGCTCGATGACTTCCACCATGTTTTGCCATGGCAGAATCTGCTCCATGCGGGACAAGAAAATCTCTTTTCTGGTCTGACGGCGCTTACTGCTGAATTCACTGTCGGCGAAGGTGAGCTGATGACTCATGATGAACCCTTTTTCATGGCTCCAGATGACAAACATGATCTCATATCAGGGACTTGTTCGCACCTTCCCTAGGAAGGTGAGTGTTAATTAAATTAATAAAGAGATAGCTATGTTGAACCACTTACAACGTTCGGTATTCAAGATGAAGCAGTTTATTAGGGAAGGTGCGAATAAGTCATATGGCACGAGAGCATTTACTGGTAACCCATTGATATTAAATGACTAAAATTTTCATTTATTGTTCTTGGGATACTTGTTCGCACTTTCCCTAGTAGCATTTACGGAGATGACTAGTCTGTTAAGCACAGCGAGGGGACCAATCCCCTCGTTTTTATGTGTTGCGTATAAATACAACAAATTCAAATGGACACTGATGACGACAGAATGCTAAAACGATAATTAATGGCATTTGCATCGATGAGGTGTAATAGCGTAAAATTCAACACTGTTATTACTACCTGAATCGTGCTGTTCACTATTCAGACCAGTCACCAGAACGATCCAGATTGAAAGACCTATATCACCAGAGTCAGTAGCTATCCATGTGGCTGACGGTGTGCCCCTTATTGAGAGATCTTAATCATGACTGAATTTCTGAAAGTGTTGCTGAATATTCGTAGCTTGCGGGCTGCATTGCGTGAGCTCTCCTTTGAACAGTTGCAAGAAGCGAATGAGAAGTTCTCCTCGATTTATAACGAGCGGGTTGCTGAGATAGAAAAGACCCGCGCAGCCGATGCCGAGCGTTTGGCCAAGCTGGCCGAATTCCAAGCAATGCTGGCTGATGCTGGCATTGACCCTACTGAGCTCGTACAGGGCGTTCCAGCCGGGAAAGCTCAACGTGATGGCACGAAACGTGCTCCGCGTCCGCCGAAGTATCGTTATATGGCAAATGGTGAAGAGCGCACCTGGACCGGCCAGGGACGCACTCCTAAAGCGTTGGCCGCCATGCTGGAGCAAGGCAGGCAGTTGGAAGAATTCCTGATTTGATGTCAAAAGGACTGGCTAACCAGTCCTTTTTCTATTGCGTTGTTGAGTTATTGAAACTTAGCTCAGCTGACATTTGACGATGGCAACCACGTCAGTGCTGAACCGACTCTGGATGCTGCATCGATATATTCTGACCACCAGACCATCATTTCTCGGCGACGTTCCAGATAATCCGTGCGGTTGTATGCGCTACGGACTTCATCTTTGTCAGAGTGCGCCAAGGCAGCTTCTATAACGTCTCGATCAAATCCTCTCTCGTTCAGGGTGGTGCTGCCCAAGGCTCGCAGGCCGTGAGCGACCAAGGTCCCTTCATATCCCATTCTTTTCAAGGCCGCATTGGCTGTTTGCTCGTTGGTGTGCGTTTTAGGATTACGGATACCAGGGAAGATAAATTCACGATGGCCGCTGATCGGTCGCATGAGGTCCAGGTAGGCAAGTGTCTGCGGCGTCAAGGGCACGTCATGACCTCTGCGCTTCTTCATTCTCTCTGGTGGGATCCGCCAGAGTTTCTTTTCCATATCGATCTCTGCCCACCTTGCTCCGGCCGCCTCGCTGGGGCGAGCCAAGGTATGCAGGCTCCATTCGATGAGGCAGCGGGTCTGCAAATTGATGCTGGCCTTCGATAGCCTGTTCATCAGTTCTGGTAACTGGTTGGGGTTAATGCTGGGCATGTGCTGTTTGGCTGGCCGCTGAAACACCTTGCTGATCCCCGAGCAAGGGTTGGCGTCGATCAGACCAGAGTTAACAGCAAAGGTCATGATCTCGTTCACCCGTTGCGTGAGGCGACGCACGGTTTCGAGTTTTCCAGCAGCAGCGATGGGCTCGATGATCTTGATGGCTCGCTGTGCCTTTATTTCCATAACGGGCACTGTGCCTATCTCGGGGAACAGGTACATTTCGAGAGAACGCCAGAGATCCTCGGCATATGCCGGGGTGACGGAAGGGCGCTTAACATCAAACCAGCGCTTGGCGACGGCTTCAAAGGTGTGCTCGCTCTGTGATAACGCAGCGGATGCCTGCTCATCACGATGGTGTTGGGGATCGATGTTTTGTTGCAGCAACGTTTTGGCTTCGGAGCGTTTCTCTCTCGCTTCAGCCAACGACATCTCCGGCCAGGAGCCAAAGCTGATCATGTTTCTCTGTTTAGTTAGGGGGCGGTAGTAACGCAGGCGCCACAACTTGGAGCCATTGGGCTTGATGACGAGCTCCAGACCAGCCCCGTCGCAGAGGGTGTATTCCTTCTCTTTGGGCTTGGCTGCTTTGATCTCGGTTGGGGATAAGGGACGGGTGATACGAGGCATAGGCATACGCTCCGGAAGGCATACAAAACGATATGCCTAACGATATGCCTAAAAGGGCTGGATGGCAACGCACCCCATTGGACAGCATAAGACAACAAAAAACCCGCAAAGCCTTATGCTATGCGGGTTTCTTGGACTTCGTTGGTCACTGTTGGACCGGTATTTGGTGGAGCTGGGGGGATTTGAACCCCCGGACTGTGCAGCTTTACCAATTGAACTATAAGGGTTTTTTATTTTCCAGTTGGATTTTGGATCAGGATTGGCGCTTTTGCTGTCTGGCCGTCGTACTCGGCAAGGTAGGATCCGTAGTGCCGAAACAGCATTTCTGGCCCCTTGTGTCCCATCTGGGTGGAGAGCCAAAACAGGTTGCAGCCGCGGCTGATGTTGGCGGTGGCGAAGGTGTGACGGGTTTGGTAGAGGTGGCGGTAGCGAACGCCGGATCGTTTGAGGGTGTAGAGCCAGGCTTTCTTCCTAATGGCGTCGGCCCCGGCCCATGGCTGGTTGAGCTTGGGGTCGTCAAAAACATACTCCCCCCGCATGAAGGTGAAGCGCTTCTGGCTGGTCAGCGCCGCCAGCGCCTCGCCGGTCAGCTCGATGGTGCGAGTTCCGGCCCGGGTCTTGGTGGTCTTGATGACCCCGACCACTTTGGCGCGCGACACCTGCACGGTGTTACCGACCCAGTCGATCTCCTCCCAGCGCAGGGCGCACAGCTCTGACGGCCGCATCCCGGTTGCGAAAGCGAAGGAGAACAGGTTGGCCCACTGCTCATTGATGCCGTGGGCTGTCGAGATGATGGCGGCCACTTCCTCCGGGGTGAAGGGGTCCACGTCCTTGGCTCCCTGCTCGGGAACTGAATTCCCGTCCAAATATCGGGAAACGGTCACCAGCGAAACAGGGTTTGATGCCAGCAAACCATCCGTGACCGCCTCGTCGATGGCGCTGCGCAGGAACGACAGCCGATTGCGGGCCGTCTTCGCGGTAGTGCCTCCCCTGATCAGCCAGTTTTTCACCTGGGCTGGGGTCAGCTCCGAGACGGTGATCCCGTGCAGATCGGCCAGCGCCTTGTGGCATTTGCGGTACCCAACCATGGTGGATGGGCTCAGCCCCCGGCGCTCGCAGCGGTGCAGGTACTCGTCCAGGTAATCGGCCACCTTGGCGGCGATCGAGGCACCGCCGAACATCCGCAACTTCTTGGACTTCGGGAAGTAGTCGGCATAGGCGAATTGGCCCCGCTCTATCTTGCCCTGGATCTCCCCGAGCAGGCGGGAGGCGTAGCGCACGTTGGCGGTGGTGTTCGGCAAGTTGGACAGGGGCTCACGACAGCGAACCCCCTTGAAGGTAAAGGTGATGTTGATGGTCTCACCGCGCAGGCTCACGCCGCGTGGGAGCTGTTTTTCATTGCCCACTTGGTTACCTCCGCGATGTTGACCCAACGTTCCTTCACCCCGTCCACGTTGACGATGTGCACCCCCAGTTGCCAGATGCCACGCTGTATCCGCTTGTTGATGGTGTCCCGGTCGGTGAGCTCGATGGTGCTCAGGTAGGTGCTTAGCGGGATGGCGTCAGGCATTTTCATTATGATGAGCTGACCCTGAATTTGGCTTTGTGCCGGATCTGTTGCTGTTCCCATGTTGGTTGGTCCTCGTCAGTCTGGTTATTTCATCCCGGCCTGCTCGGTTGTAGAGGAAGCATTCCACCTGCTTCCTGCTGCTGACCGCCTGGTCAAGGCGGTACTCCCCGAACGCCGGGCGTTTGAGTTGGTGCTGGTTAGCCAGCCGGCCAATGGCCTGGGCACTTACCCCCAGCTCCCTGCCCAGTTCGGTGGCGCTCCAGAGCTGGCCAGCAACCCGGGGCGCTTCGATAGGCAGGTCGAAGTGCGCCAGGATACGGCCGATCTCGGCGAGCTTGGCCGATCGGGAAAGGGTGGGGGAGCGCACGGTGCTGACCAGCTCGTTGAGTAGCTGGCTGTCCTGGTCGATGGTCAATTGAAGCTGTTGCATTGGCGTGGCCCTCCTGTCCCAGAGGATGGGGCGCCGGGGGGATTGAAGGAAGGGCCGTTATTCGGTCACCCCTCCCACTCAGGCAGTTTGTCGAACTGGTCCTGGGTGAGCATCACGGTTTCAACCTGGCTCGGCCCGTCGATGTTCTCGAGCACCCCGTCCCGCTCATCTGCCGGCACGATAAAGCTGGCGTTGTCGAACTTGATGCTGGCAAATTCAAGCGGTTTGAAGTCCTCGCAGTTCGGCGCGTGGGTGCTTGGCGGGAAGCGCCCGCCCTGCGTTTCTGATAGGTCGCGCGCCATGGTCTGGCAGTTGCACATACTCATCCCTTCACAAATAGAACGGCCGCCACGATGACGGCCAGTACATTGAGAGCCAGGATTGCGATCCCGACCGCCCGTTGTTTGGTCATGCCGCCTCCTCGTGTTGGATTGAAGTGAGGATCACCGGCTTGCCGAGCTTGATGGCCAGGGCGTGCTCTGCCCGGGCGCCGGCACTGCGCTCCCAGCCCGGCAGCATGACCAACTGATCGGCCATCTTGACCATTTCGATGCAGATGGCCATGTACTCGTGTTGCTCCAGCCCATCCGGCAGGATCGCCGGGTTGAGCGCGACATGCCCGAGGGCATGCAGGCGTTCGGCCTCTAGGTTGAAGGCGTCGCGGTTGAAGTTCGGCAGGCCTGACATAGGCCCGGCGATGTAGATTTTCGCCATGGTGAGTCCTTAAATAGAAAGCCCCGGGCTGGCCGGGGCTTGATTGGTCAGCGGCGGTTGATGTCGCCGGACATTGTGGAAGCGGAGCCGCCAATGGTGCCGCATGTGACATCACCGGACATGGTGGATACTGATCCGGACACATCCTTGCAGTGCACATCACCGGACATGGTTTTGACGGCGCCCACTGAGCCGGTTACCGATACTGTGCCAGTTGGGTTATCCAGTACTTCGACATCGCCGTTGACGGTGACCGATACAGGGCCAACCAGCTGGCCGTCCTGTTCTTTGCCATCGACGATAACCTTGCCATTGACGATGGAGACGCTGCGCCCAGTGAATGTCCTGCCGTCGATAGTTACTTGCGTCCGGCTTCCCTTCAGGTTGATGTTCATGTTTTATTCGAATCCTTTGTGTGATTGATTAGCAACGCCAGCCCCGGTACCCGATAAAGCCGGGCTCCATGACTTGCCTGAACGGCAGGACGGGGAGGTGGGCTATCAGGGTCTTGAGCTGGGGGTTATCGGGTTGGCTGTCGATGGTGACCCGGGCGCCGGGGTTGATGCGGAGGTATCTGGCGCGGGTCTCTTCTGCTTCGGTGCGGGTCAGGCCGGGCTGAATGATAGGCTCGCGGAATCGCACGGCTCACCTCCTTGGTGCTTTGGTGCGGCTGCGAGCATGGCATCCCATTGTGCGCGGGTGCCAAACCCGGTAGTCGCCGCTGTTGCTGCACTGATCATTGCCATGGTCGCCTCCACCGGCACCAACTGCCAGCCTTCCGGCGCGACCATATTGCTGACGTCAGCAATATGGTCTGGCAGCTTGCCCGCCAACACAGCATCGATACGATCAAGCAGGTCGCAACCCCGGTAGTGTTCGGAAATGGTCTGCGGTATCGAGGCGCCGATGTATCCGTGTAGATCTCGCAGTAGCTCTGTTATGCGTTGTTGTTCGCTCATACATCCCCCAGCATTCTGATTTCGTCGTTCGTCAGGCCGGCGGCCCGGGCCTTGTCCATCACCCGCAGGCGCTCTGCATTGAGCGCATCAGCGCGGCGATCTGCATCGTTTGGCTCAATGATGTTCACCGGCGCCAGCCAACTTCCGCGCACCTTCACGGCGATCTCCTTGCTGACGTTGGCGTCGCTCCCCTGGACGCCCTTGCGTGTCGCCATGCGTGCGGCGGTGGATGCTGATCCGCAGACGTGGATCGGGTACTGATGCCCACGCCCCTCGGTGAGGTCGGAGTTGGTGTAAACCACCCAGACCTCTTTGGTGTCGGTAATGGTGATGTCGGTCATAGCGGCGCCTCCTCACCACCCAGGGCATTGAACAGGGCCGGGATGAACTGGGAGAGCTCGCCGGTCACTAGTGCAAAGTCGGCGTCCAGGCGGGCGGCCGGATCTTCGCTGGTAATGTCGTCGTTCTGCTCGCGCAGCTCCTCGCTGAACTTGAGGCGCTTGATGGAGAGGTCATCACCCAGCACGAAGCTGAGGCGCTCACCCCAGTTCAGGGCCAACTTGGTGACCAGCTTGTCGTTGGCGAGGTGGTTTTTCACCTCGTCGGTCATCAGGTCCTGCTGCTTGCAGCGGATGATCCCGCCGTGCTCCATGGCGCTGCGCAGCTCGGATTCATCCTCCAGGGTGAAAGCTGCTGGCAGATTTCCCTCTTGCAGCCATGCGGTCATGGTGATCTCGGGTGGGTTCTTGAGCGCCACCGGCACCACCGGCAGGCTGCCAATGGACTTGCGAAGCAGAGCCAGCACATCGTCCGCCTTCTTGGCGGAGGAGGCATCGACCATCAGCAGGCCGTCGGCCGGGTTGATCCAGGCGAAGGTGTTGGCGGTACGGCTGAACGCCCGGGGCAGCAGGGTGTGCAGCAGCTCCTCCTTGAGCGCTTCCTTCTCTTTCTTCTTGAGGGGGCGGCCCTGCTCGTACTCGATGGCCTCCACCTTCTCTGCCAGCGCCTCCTTGATGACGGTTGCCGGCAGGATCTTGTCCTCGCGGCGGGCACACAGCAGGATCTGGCCGGCGGCGGCATGGGTCAGGGTGCTGCCGAACTTGCCGAGTGGGCGGGTCCAGCCGAAGCGGGAAATATCCTGGCTGCCGCAGGGGGTGAAGGCGCACGCCTCCAGTTGGGTTTCCAGTTGTTCGGCGGTCAACTCGAACGGGCGGGTGAAGCGGTAAACTTGAAGGTTTTTAAACCACATGGTCTGGGTCCTTTGGTCGGTTAGTTGCGGGCTTTCTTGGCCTGCAGGTCGTGGATCTTCTTGGCTGCGGCCTCGGCGGTTTGCCGATCGCAGGTGATGCCGCCGGGCAGGATGAACTTGCCGGGCTGCTTGGGATGGGGCATGACGACGCCCAACCCGATGACTACTGCGCCGCAGTAGGGGTTTTCCGTGGCTTTCATGGGGGTCCTCGACATACCCACCGTTCCTGTGGGGATAGCGTTGGATGGGTTGGGGGTATCAGGCTGCGGACTGCTCTGGTAGTGATGGGGCTTCGTTGCCCCAGCAGTCCCAGCCTGGGGCGGCTGCTCTGGCAAAGAGCTCGATGCGTGGGACATCACCGCACAGTTTCTCGATCGCCTCTCGGCACTCGTGCGGCTTTTCGCTGTGGCGCCCCACCTTGGCTCGAATGACCGAGCGCACAGCCTTGTCTACTACCAGGTTGCTGACTTTGCCCTTGATGCCGATCAGGGCGCACTCCGCACCGGCCCGGGTTGCCCACCCCATACCGAAGTGGGGGTTGTCGTTTACGGTGCGCTTCTCCCACACCAAGCCGGTCATGGTCATGATCCGGAATCCCCAGGCTTGGCACAGGTCGATGGCCTCTTGTGGCATGCTGCCTACCCACCACATGACCAGCATGCAGTTGTCGTCTGCCAGCCTCGCCACTGGCAGCGCCTTCATGTCCTCTATCGATGTGACGCTGTACACCTGCGCAGCCCCGCTTTTCATTGAGCCGCCTGACTTCTTCGATTTGAATTGCCAGGCTGGGTCCGCGTAGATCACTCGGTACTTGTGGTTTGTGCTGTGGATGTCGATCTTCATGCAGCCTCCTTGTGCTGCTCAGCGTGCTGGCCAGCTGCGAACTTCTCCTCCCACAGCTTCACCTTGAGCTCGCAGGCATAGACGATCTGGCCGACCAGCTTCGCGCCGATCCCCTTCACCTTGTCCAGCTTGTTCCCCTGGTGGCTCATCACCTTGTAGAGGGTGTCGATCCCGGCCTCTTCCAGCGGCTTGATGGTGCGCGGCGGTAGGCCGCATTCATGGATGCTGACTGCCTTGGCCCATTCGGTGCGGGGTTGCAGGTGGGGGTGACTCTGCTCCAGTGCCTCCTGCATGAAGGCGAAGATGTCCTGCGTCATGGCATCAGGGGCCCCGGCACCATATGGCGTCGGGTAGATGGGGTTCATCCACTGGCTCAGCATGACCGAACAACCGGAGCCATCGGATTTCATGGCGTGCAGCTTCCAGTTGAGGTCATTGATGAGGTAGGGGAGGTTTGACTGCAGGCCGTGATCCACCAGGTAGACATTCCAGAGCGTGCCGTCCTCGCCCTTGTAGGTCTTGGCAAGGTGCTTGAACCAGACCAGCTTGGCATCACGGCAGCTCTCGAGCTCCATGATGACGCCGTGGCGGCTTTCCAGCTCACGATCCTGCTCGTTGATGACATCCAGCAGGTCTTTGATGCGGCGCTCGAGTTTCAGCACCTCGGCGCGGTAGGCGGCCTCATTGCTCTTGTGCTTGGCGATCGCGGTGCGCTGCAGCTCCAGCTGGTCGTTTTTCTCCTTGATGCGGCGCTTCATTCCTGCCGGGTCCATGGCCTTGAGGTCAGCCAGCTGGCGATCGGTCTGGCGGGAGGTGAATTGCAGGGCGCTGAATTTGGCCTCAATCTCGTTCAGGGCGCGCTGCGCCTTGTAGAGCTCGTCTGCCATGGCCTCCAGCTCGGCGGCGCCTTCTTGCCGTGCTGCTGCAATGCGCTGCTCGGCTTCGGCTACCTGCTGGCGCAGCTGGCTGACCAGGGCAGCCTGGGTGAGCAGCTCGCCATCCCGGCCTTCCAGCTCGCCGATCAGGGTGTTGAACTCGTCGATGTGGGCGTTGGCCGCCTCGCTGATCATGGTCAGGTTGGCGTTGAGCAGGGTTTCGAAGCTGCCGATGGCGGCCTTGGCCGGGGCGTCCGGCATCAGCAGGATGTTGCGGATCTGGCTGGTGAGGGTGTTCAGGGCGAGGCTGGTCGCCTCGCTGGGGTTCAGCGTGGTCATGGTTGGTCCTCTGGGATTGCAAAAGCCCCGTTGGCGGCGGGGCGGGTGATCAGTAGTTGATGGTCAGGTGGTCGATCTTGTTGCTGGCGATGTGCTTGATGAGGTTGATGGCTTTCCCCTCATCGATCCCCAAGCCCATCAGGTCCATCAGGATGGCGTTGTTGATGGTGCGGCGGTGCTCCATATCGGCGGCGCGCGCAGCATCCTCTGCGGCTTTCTGGCGCTGCTCGTCGGCGATGCGCTGACGCTCTTGTTCTGCGGCGCGGGCGGCAGCCTCTTCCGCCTGGTGTGCGGCGTTGGCTTCGGCCTGCTGGCGGGCCAGCTCGGCGGCTTCGGCATCGCGCCGGGCTTGTTCTTCACGTTCACGGGCGGCCTGGGCTTGGCGCTGTGCCTCCTGCTCGCGGTGCTGGGCGGCTTCACGCTCCAAGCGCTGGCGATTCTCTTCCTGAAGGCGGGCTTGCTCCGCCGCCTGCTCGGCTATCAGGCGCTCGCGGTCTATGCGATCCTGTTCGGCCTGCTTCTGGCGCAGCTGCTCCAGCTCTGCCTGCTCGGCTTCGTACTTCTGGCGGGCTGCCAGGGCCTCGCCGAGGCGCTTGGCGGCGAGCTCCTTGGCTACGGTCGCCTGGGGCAGCAGCTCTTGCCAGGTGTCGTCCAGGGGGTTCTGCTCGGCCTCCTGCAGCATGGCCTGCAGGTTGGCGGCGGCGATCTCGATGCTGGCAGAGGATCCCAGTTCATTGAGGCGGGCCAGTCGGGATTGCAGTGCTGCCACCCGGGCCTCCTCTGCCGCTTCGTACTGGGTGAGCGGGGCGCGCACCTCGTCTTTCAAGGTGTCCAGGGTGTCGCGCAGGGTTTTGCGGTTGGCGTCGATGCGCTTGGGGATCTCCTTGTACTGGTCGGTCAGCTCTTTGCCGAGCCCGTCCAGGTAGGTCTTGGTGCGGGCGACAGCATGGGCGACGCTGGCGATCTCCTTGCGGCCCTTGGCGGTGGTGATGTCGGGTACCAGGCTGGTTGCCTTCTGGCGAATGTCGGCCAGCAGTTCAGCCACGCCCTGGCCCTCGGTGAACAGGGCGACGGCGGTAGTGGGTTCGATGACAACCAGTTGGGCCTGGGTGTTGTCGGTCTTGGCTTGTTCGGTCATGACGGGTCCTTAGGATTGAAAAGGCCCGCAGTGAGCGGGCCTGATGAGTTATTGCTGGGCGCCGTTCCCGGCACTGAGTTGCTTCTTGCGCTCGCCGGCGATCTGCTTGATACCTGCGATGATGTTCTGGTCGCCGGTTTCGTTGGCCCAGGTCCAGGCGGTGGTGTAGGCCTGCTGCCACTCGGCGGCGTCGCCGGATCCCTCGATGGCGGCGCAGTGGTCGGCGTAGGCGTTGGCGTGGTCGGCCTGGGCGGGTTCGGCCACCTGCTCGTGCTCCAGGGTGACCGGTTCAGTGCTCTGGCCACGGATGGCATCCAGGGCGCGGCTCTTTGCGGGTACCCCCTGTTGCGGTTGGTTGCCGGGGATCTCGTTGATGATGATCTCCTTGCCCTCCATCTCCTCGGCGGTGGGCTCGCTACCGATCTCCGGCCAGGCCTTGCGCAGCGCCTGCGCCTCTGTGCACTTGGCGAGCTGGGCATAGGGCCGCTTGCGCCACATGGCGTTGGGGCACTCGGTCTTGCCGCTCTGGGTGGCGTAGTTCTCCTTCCAGCGCTCCAGGGCGTGGAAGGCAACCCGCTGGCCGTTGACCATCTTATAGACGGTGTACTTGCACCACTGCGGGTAGGTGACCTTGATCTTGGCGCTCTGGTTGTAGGGGTCTTGGAACTCTTCGGTGACATCCGGCCCGAACACGGGTTCATCGGCCCCCGCGTAGTTGCCGGAGCGATCGGCCTGGATCCGGTACATGCCGATCCCGGGCATAGGTACATCCCGCCAGACTTTCTCCTTGGAGCGGGCATCAGTCACCTGCATGGGGACGAGGTGGACCGGCTTGAGCAGAATGTCCAGGCCGCGAGCCTTGCAGTAGTCGATAGCCATGACCACCGAATCGGGGTTGGCTCCCGGGTAGATGGTGTTACACAGGGCGTTCCAGGTCGGTTCGTCGATGCCTCGCTGGACGAGAATGGGGAACTGGGCGGCGAAGTTATCGGCCGCCTGCTGCTTGATACTGGTGATGTTGCTCATGCTGCTTTCCTTGTCGCCCAGGCTGGGCGCTGGAGGGGTTTGAAGTCGTGCCAGTCGTTGTTGACCCGGCAGTCGTGGAAGCGATGGAGGTCGCGGCGGAACAGGTCCTTGCCTGCATCCTTCCAGTCATCCGTAAGGGGGCGCACCCGCACCGGGTAGCGGCCACAGTTCACGCTGGTGCTGACAGCCAGAAAGACGAATTCCGGCTCCTCGCCCATCACCCGGTGGAAGCCTTCGGAGTACATGGCATCCTGCACGTGGTAGCGGAAGTCCTCGACATGGCGCTCGAAGCGCCCCATATCGTCCACCGACTTCACGTCGATCATGATGGGGTGATTGCTCAGGTGGCGGTCGGGGCGGATCCGGCACAGCTCCTGGGTCTGGGGGTCAATCCAGTAGAAGGAGGCCTCGCTGTGCCCTTCCTGCTCCAGCAGCCAGCGTGCGTCCGGGTGGGCCATCACGCTGTCACGCATCAAGTAGAGCTTGCGGCCTTCTTCGGCATCCATCACCGTCTTGCCCAGCTCTGCGCAGCTTGCCAGGAACTCGGCCTCTTCTGCCTTGCCAGCGTTGGTGCGGCGGTTGAACGGTGGGGCGATGATGAAGCGGTCTTTGAACTCGTCGGGCTCCAGCAGCAGGCAGTGGATGGCGCTGCCCATGTCGAAGGCCTTGAGCTTCTCCTGGTCGAGCGGGGCATTCTTGGCCCAGATATAGGTGGCCGGGCTCTCGGCTATCTGGTCGAGCTGACTTTTGCTGACCCCGGGGCCGGCGTGGTACTCCTCGTTGGAGAGGCCGAACACCCTGCCAAGCGGGTGTGCGGCGGAGGTGTCGGCGATGGCATTCATGCTGCGCTCCTTTGCTGGTACTGCTCCCATTGCTGGTCGCTCATGGCGTCGTGCAGGGCGGCGAGGTGACTACGCCAGGCGGCCTGGGCGAGCTCTGCCAACCCGGCATCGACCACCTGGTCAATGAACTGCATCAGCGGTGCTTGCCGGCCTTCATGCATCAGCAGCCAGATGGCCTGGTTGTAGTGGCGGTACTGGTCGGCGTTGAGCTCGCCCAGCAGGGTGGCCGGGTCAGTTTCGAGCATGCCGGCCAGCAGCAAAGGGCGGTTTGTCGCGGTCCACTCGGCGATCCACTCAGCCTTGGCGTTGGCCTCGGCTTCGCGGCTCTCCAGCAGGGCGAGCAGGGTGGTTTCATTGGTCATGGCTACATCTCCATTTCCAGTCGCAGGGCGCGCTGCTCTTGATACACCTCGATGGCGCGGCGGGCAGAGGCTTTGTTGCGGGCCACCCGCGCCTGTTCGGCGGATGGGGCGGCGTCTACGTGGTACTTGCGGCGGGTGGGTGGCACCATCGCGCCGCGAAAGCCCATCAGCTGGGCCTCGGTCAGATTTTTCATGGTCTGGGTCCTGTGGTGGTTAAAAACAAAAACCCCAGCACGAGGGCTGGGGTTGTTGGTTGAAACTGGCGCTGGTTAGCGTGGCTGCATCAGCGATTTGGTGCGCCGAGTGACGGAAGCCAGGGTTAGCTTCATCAGATCGGCTAGGTCGTCATTGCTCATCAGGTCGAGCATGCGTTGCATGTCGCGCGGGTCGGTGGGGTCAATGACGTGGGCACAGTCGGCAACCGGCCAGAGGGTGAGGCTATCCCCGCCGTGGCGGCCGCTCATGCTGCCGCTGTCTGGCTCGATGCTGAGCATGTAGCGGGTGGCGCCCAGCTTGTGGCAGAGGGCCTTGGCCAGTTGCTGCCCGCTGCATTTGTGTAGTTCGCTGGCAACGGGCGGGAAGGGGATGTCGTCTACCAGTGTCGCCAACTCGCGGCGATGGATCTCATCGGCCATGCGGTTGAATTCGGCGATGTAGGCTTCTTTGATGGTGGCCGCTTTGGTGCCGGTGAAGCCCATGACCAGAAACATGAAGCCGTCTTTGGTCATGTTCCACGCCTTACGGGTTTCACCTTTCAGATCAAGATATTCAACCGCCTCAAAATTGAGGGCGTTGAATTCTGTCGAGCATCCGAGAGTTTCGATCTTGCGTAACAGGTTGTCGTGGCGCTTGCCGAAGGCATCGGCGACTTTGAGCGAGGTGGTCATCAGGGCGCCGCTTTCGACAACGGCGACGAGGTTCTGCATGATAGCGGGGGCAATGGCTTGAGTATTCATGGTCAATTCCTCTTGTAGAGTGAATCGCCACCAATGACGCCAATCATCTGGTGGCGAACTGAGCAGGGTTGGCGTACCGGCTACAAGAGACCCGGCGCCCCGAAGGGCCCCCGCCCAGCCCGCCATAACTGACAGGTACTGCTGGGCCGCGCATAAAAAAACACGCTAGCGCGTGTCGATGCGCTCTTGTAGGTTCAGGACGCCAATCCCGGCAACGGATTTTGCCGTTGCTTTTATAGTATCTAGAAACATTGGCATGGTTGTCAATCCATGAAAAAGCCCAGCAGTGGCTGGGCTTGGTATAAATGTTATGCGTTAAGGTTAAATCGGCGGCTTGCAGGAGGAGAGCTCATCGATCCCAGACTGGGGATTCGAAGGAAATTTGGCTTTCGCGCTGATCCCCTGAAATAAGATATCCATGTCTTTTGGCGACAAGCCTGCCCCACCATCTGGACCGTAAGCTGCATTCAGCAAAAAAGCCTGCCCTTTATCTGTGTCTGGCTTTACAAGCACAACCTTAATGCTCGGGGCGCTATAAACCACGGTAGATTTTAGCTTTACGCCATTTATCGTCACCGCAACGTCAGTAAAAGTTTCGCTTTTACTGCGAATTCCAGAATAAAACCTACTTGGCAGAGACAGAGCCATACTGCCTTGCCTGTTTATAACAAGCCCGATTATGTCATCCTCTGCCCTGGCTGACACGGTGCTTACCCCGGTAAGGTAATCGCAGTTATCGTCAACAATCCAGCCATTCCACTTGTTTTCTGGCTCTCCAGCCATAGCTTGTGCCGCGAGAAGCAATAGCATTGGCATTAAAATCTTCCCAGGTCGATTCATAACCCCTCCTTGTTTCGAAGGGGGTATTATGGATCTGTTTGGGGCGGCTGTCAGCCTGCAACCCCCTGATGCAAGGGGCTCCAGGCTGGCCACTGTTGCCAGTGGCTAGCTGTCACCTTCCAGCGCCATGTTCCGGTTTGACGGGTTAATGGCGATCTGCCGGGCCAGCAGATTGCGAGCGGTGACTGCCCAATCCGAATTGTTAAAGAGCGGTGCAATCCTGAATTCAGGCTGCAAGAAGCCAAGACACACTCGCGGTGTCTATTAAATGCGTCTTGGCTTGAGCCCTATGCGGGGGAGGGCTCGACCCTGTTATCAAACTGCGGCGCGGTGAAGCTCAGCGCGCCATTTGAGAAGGTTGTTACTCGTGGTGAGGCCGGTGGTGCGCTTCTGGGCTGCACGGGCGGCAACAATCTGGTGCCGCTCGGTGGCCATCATGGCAACCGCCAAGCGCTGCTTGATGGTTCGGCGGCGGGCGGCGTTGCCGTTCAGGCGGTCGGCGATGGCGGCAACGATCTGGTCGGCGCGTTTCGCGGCCCTGGAAAAAATGCGCTTGGTCATGGTACATTCACTCCTGTTGGCGAGTTGGTCCTCGCTAATACCCACCTGACTATTCATATTCATGCTGGGTCCTGTTGCTGGGGTTGGTCCCCCGGCGCAATGACTGGGGGTGGTTCCCTGGTCCGTCAAAGCCCCGCCCTGTGCGGGGCTTTGTCGTTCTTACGCGCTGGTGAGGCGCTTCACTGCTGCCCTGGCTGGGGCTGGGTCCTGTTGCCGGGTGTCTAAGTTCTGTGTGGTGGCCGGAGCTGATCCCGGCACATTCTGTTTTCGAGGAAGACCCTCATGGACTTGAACCGCACCGATGGGCGTAGCATCAGCCTGCACATTCACCACAACTGTCATTGGCACTGATTGAGAAGCAGGCTCCGATATTCATTCGGGCTTGGTGTCGTACGGCGTACCAACTCCACGAGAGCCTCGGTCACTTGAGCTTCCTTTCGCCTATACACTCCGTGCCAGTTTCGCGTCTGGTCGCGCAGTGCCAATGCAGTTGTGTTCTGGCCTTTTACTCCGCCAGAGCGGGAGTTTTCCCAAGACCTTCACCACGATTGGCCGCCTTCCACGCTGCCCCTTGTTGCTCCCGGCCTTGGTCGTTCTCTCAAGAGGACGATGTGCAAACTGTATTCTTTAGAGAACGATTGGTCAACACCGATCTCTAAAATAAACGATATTTTTTTTGAACAACAAAAAACCCGCCGAAGCGGGTTAAGGGGAGGGAGAGGAGAGGGGGTTACTTGATCTCGTTGCGCCTCAGTTCTGACAACTTGCCAAGCACGATAGCCTCACTGGATGTGACCGTGCCAAGCCTTGGATCGTCTACACCGTAAACCCATCCATCAATCCCCGACATTGCCCTTAGCAGCCGCGCTTGATCATTCTTTTCGAGCCTGATCAGCATTACAGCACCCTCCTCTGGAGTGCGGTCAGCCAAGCTGAAGATGCAGATGTCACCGGCCACAATGCCTGATTTTGATAGGTGATCGTTTGTGGCCTCGATGGCAATGCTGTGGCTTTGGTTCTCTGCCACCACATACCGCCCGCTATTCATGTTCGGCAGCATATCTGTTGCCAGGTTCCCCACGTCATCCAAGGTCCAGACCGGCACTTTATCCGAATTGAACTGAATGTCGTTCAGCAGATCACCACTGCTGCGGCCGGTGTATAGCCATATGGGATCAACCTTCAGCACCCTGGCAATGGAAATCAGGGATGACACTCGCATTTCACGATTCGGGTTATTGATGGTGTTGCTAATCACGCTCTTGGATAAGCCGGTACGGCGCGCAAGCTCAGACATGCTGATGCCCAACTCTTGCAGCTTTTCCTCAAGGCGTTGCCCGAAAGTTTTCATCAATAACCTCTTGTTCTCTTTAGAGACTAAATTGTAATTCCTTGACTGATCACTTTGGGAGACGTTGAAGATTGACATCGTTCTCTATAGAGGACATCATTTGCATGTCACCATGCACAGGACCCAGACCAATGAAGAAACATGAAGTAATCGGCTATTTCGGCAATATGGCCCGCGCCATGAAAGCGATCGGTATTTCCCGCAGTCTTGCCGTGAAGTGGGGGGAGGTGATCCCAGCCCAGCATGCAGTCAGCTTTGTCATCGCCAGCAATGGCGAGCTGCGGCTGGGACTGGAGGATTACCCCCTGATCAAGGAGCAAGACCACCCTACCCAGCAGGCTGCCTGACCAGCGGCCAACTCTACCACCCAACACAGAGGACCAACCCCATGGGAAGAGTATCGCTCCCCGATCATGAAAATATGAGCACCCGCTCCCCGCTGCGGGTGCGCGGTACCCCGGCCCAGCGCCAGGTATGGCAGGAAGTCGGCGCCGAGTGTGGCATGACCGAAACCGCATTTGCCCGCACCTCGCTGCTGATCCTGCTCAAGGCCATATCTCAGCATGAGCCGCAAATCCTGGCGAGAGCCGTCAAACGGGCCAATCGGAGCCTGCTCGAGCAGGGATTTCCGCCCGTCACCGTTGAGGAGATCCTGGATGGCTCCGGTCTGCCCGAGCGCGGCCTGCTCCAGTTCAGCCAGGAAGACGAGGCCGCCTACAACGAGGAGCGCCCACTGCGCCCCCTGCAAAAACTCATCAACTTCGTCCTCGGGAGGTAACCCCATGACTATGCAACTCCGTCCGCCGCGCCCTGCATCCCAACATGTCAGTGATCGGGACAACATCATCCTGAAATCGGTCATGCATGAGCTGGCCCTGGCCCTCGATGAGCCGCTGATTTCGACTGCCCACGCCGCCGGCACTGATCGTCAGGCCGTTCGTCTGGCACGCGAGCTCGAAGCCCGCACCCTTGAACGTGCCGAGGCACAACCCAGCGCATAGGCAGCACCTGCCCGGCTCACCACCGGGCAGCAATACAACAGGACCCAGCAATGACCAATTCAACCATGGCCCATGGGGGCCACCCCTTGCCCCATGACCTCAACCACTGCCCTCTGTGCGGCTGTGAGCTGCAATCTGGTACCAATGACCTCGCCTACGAGTGCCCCACCTGTGAGTACACCGAGCAGGAGGTGACCAATGCGTAAGTCTCCAGTCGCGGCGGTATGCCGCAACACCTTCAACCTGTTTGATGAAATCGTCGTGGACAACTTTGCCGGTGGCGGCGGCGCCTCTACAGGGATCGAAATGGCGCTAGGCCGTAGCCCCGAAATCGCCATCAATCACGACCCTGATGCGATAGCCATGCACACCGTCAACCACCCCAGCACTGAGCACTATTGCGAATCGGTGTGGGACATAGTGCCGCGTGACGTGGTAGCTGGTCGCCCTGTCGGGCTGGTCTGGCTGTCGCCTGACTGCAAGCACTTCTCCAAGGCCAAGGGCTCAACCCCGGTCAGCAAGAAGATCCGGGGCTTGGCATGGGTTGCCCTGCGCTGGGCTGCCCAGGTTCGCCCCCGGGTGATCATGCTGGAGAACGTCGAGGAGTTTCAGACATGGGGGCCGCTGATTATCGATAAGGAAGGCAATTCCCGCCCAGATCCAGCCAAGAAGGGGCGCACCTTCAACAGTTTCGTCAATGCCTTTCGCCGCCAAGGCTACAAGGTGGAATGGCGCGAGCTGCGCGCCTGTGACTACGGCACACCGACCATCCGCAAACGCCTGTTTCTTATTGCCCGCCGCGATGGCGCACCCATCGTTTGGCCAAAGCCAACCCATGGAGCACCAGATAGCGCTGAGGTGAAAGCTGGCAAGTTGCTGCCGTGGCCAACTGCTGCAGACATCATCGACTGGTCGATCCCTTGCCCGTCGATTTTCGAACGTAAGCGCCCACTGGCCGAGAATACCCTGCGCCGGATCGCCAAGGGGCTGGATCGCTTCGTTATCAACGCTGAACAGCCATTCATTGTGCCGATAGATGGCAAGTCGGCTTTTGCTCCATTCATCACAGAGCACGCCAACGCCAGCCATCAGCGCAACATGCCTGCAGATGAGCCACTGCGCACCATCTGCGCCCAAGTCAAGGGGGGGCATTTTGCGCTGGTGTCGCCTGTCATCGCCCGCCAGTTCGGTCGTTCTGTAGGCCAATCGGTGGAGGAGCCGCTGGGGACGGTGATGGCAAAGGCAGACAAGAGCCAGCTGGTAACCGCCTTTCTGGCCAAGCATTACACCGGAGTGGTAGGGGCTGAACTGACCAAGCCGCTGCCAACAGTGACCACCGTTGACCATAACGCACTGGTAACCAGTCATCTGGTAAAGCTACGGGGCACCTGCCAAGACGGCCAACCAGTAACCTACCCCATGCCTACCGTCACTGCTGGCGGGCTGCATGTTGGAGAGGTGCGAGCATTCCTGCTCAAGTATTACGGCAACGACTCAACCACCCCCTGCTCCGAGCCCCTGCATACAGTTACGACTCGGGACCGGTTCGGTCTGGTCACTGTACGCGGTGAGGATTATCAGATCGTCGATATCGGCATGCGGATGCTGGAACCCCATGAGCTGTTCGCTGCTCAGGGTTTCCCGGCTGACTACGTGTTCGCCAACGATGCCAACGGCAAGAAGTTCACCAAAACCGCGCAGGTGGCCCGCTGTGGCAATGCCGTATGCCCGCCGCTTGCTGCGGCTCTAGTGCGCGCCAACCTGCCTGAGATGTGCGCAGATGCGCAGGTGGAGGCAGCATGAACACCGTTATCAAATTCCCGGGGGCAGGCGCCCCCATTTCCAAACCTATCAGCAGAGGTAGCAACGTGAGCGAAAATGCCCGCAATGGCTTCCGCCTCGCTTACTCGTCGATGCTGAATGCCCCCTGGTACAAGGATGTTGCCAAGAAGTCCGTGTGGCTGCATTTGCTGCTGGATGCGGCCTACGAGAGCCGTGAAGTCACCTTCAATGGCAACCGCCTCACCATTCATCGTGGTCAGCTGGCTTGCTCTGCTCGTTCGCTCGGGAAAGCGTGTGGCGTATCTGAGGATCAGGCTCGCCGGGCGCTGGACTATTTCGAGGAGGAGGGAGCGATCAGCAGGACGACCAAGCAGGGCAAGAGTGGTTACACCATCATCAGCCTGCTGAATTTCGACGCTTATCAGCGCGGAGTTTCGCAACACTTTAGCGCGGAGTATGGTGCGGAGTTTGATGGCGCGCCAGATATGGGGTTAGAGGGTGATCGCCAACTCAGCGGCGCGGAGTTAGGTGCGGAGTATCATGCCGAAGATCTTATCATTAATAACAATATAAACTCTGAAGATAATAAACAGATCTCTTGTTCTGTTTCTGACGAAACAAAACCGGCTAAAAAAACGGCAGAGCCATCAGCGGATTCTCTGGCTGTGCTGAACCACCTCAACGCCGCATGCAATCGCCGCTATCAGGCCAAGCCAACCACCCTGCAGAACATCAACGCCAGACTGGCGGAGGGCTACTCCGTGGCCGATCTGCAACTGGTGATCGACTTCAAGCGCGAGCACTGGTCCGCAAACCTGAAAATGGCCGAATACCTGCGGCCAATGACCCTGTTTGCGCCGCAGAAGTTCGCCGGGTACCTGGCTGGCGCCCAACGCTGGGTTCAGATCGGTCGCCCGCGCTGTCTGAACGGCGAGTGGGAGGGCTTCGAGGGTAAGCGCAAGCCGATGTCCAACATTGCCGCCGCCCAGCAGCAGGCGCGCAGTCTCATCGAATCGGGAGCTGTCAGCTATGACGACGACACTCCCCTCTAACGTGACCGCACTGCCAGCCAACCAGGATGCACCCGCCATGAGCGCCCGCATGGCCGCATTCATCGCTGAGGAGCTGCTGCCGCTGATGGCCGGGAGTTGGCCTGCCAGCGCCAACCAGCTGGATGCCAATGCCCGCGGTGTGGCGTTGGCTTGGGGTGGCGTGCTGCGCGGGTTCACTCCAGCCCAGATCCGGGAGGTGGTGCAGGACATGGCGGCCGATGTGGAGCGCCAGTTCGCCCCGCGTCCGGCAGAAGTGCGGGCAGAGATACTGCGCCGGCAGCCAGCCACGGCCGCACCAACCAGGGCACCGCGGCTGGAGATGTCCATCAGGGCATGCGAGATGGAGGCGACCGTGATTGTGTTGCAGCGTGACGGCGACGTGACGAGCGAGGCGGTGCAGGTTGAGCTGGACAGGATACTCACCGAACGCCGCCAGCGCGGTTACACCATCACAGGGAGGATTTAGGGATGTTCAACCAAGACGTGATCGCCGCGGTCAAGGCCGCGAAATTCTGCCGGGTGGTGATCTATCCGCCCGTTCGGGGTTGGTGCGGGGAGCGTGTGCAGCTCGAGGTGGCCGACGAGATCGATGCGCTGGGATACACCGATCAGCAGCGTGGCGCAGGGCATTGGTTGGTGCAGAGCACGACGCCGGAGCGAGTGGCGGAGGAAGCCGCACGGCTGAGAGCCGCGCCAGTGCTGGCGTTGCGAGGCGGTGACTCATTTGGGGTTGTGGATAACTTCGAAGGGGAGGGCCTTGCCAACCAGTGACAATCGGTATATCGCGCCGTAACATGTTTCAGGCCGGACCTAGACCACCCGGCCGTTGACCAAAGGACCCAGACCATGACCAAACCGCATACCCGAGATCTATCCATCGCGACCCAGTTGGGGCGCGTGATATCCATCATGAGCGACGGCAAGGCCCGCACCCTGCGCGACATCGAGCGCGAGTGCTGGAGCCGCTACGGCCACGCCGACACCCAGGCCGCCATCAGCGCCAGACTGCGTGAAGTTTGCTGCTACGGCTGGGCGAAGCACTCCAGCAACCAGAATATCGACGGCAAGCAGGTGTGGCATTACCACCTGACCCCGCTCCCCACTACCGAGGCTGTTGCGGCCAAGGCGGTGGCAGCATGACAAACTTCCTCGGATTCAAACTATCCACCTCGGATGTTGTGCGCACCGTGAGCCTTGGTGATGAAATCCTATGCGATAACTTCCCGGTATTTCGCGCCGGTTACTCATTCTGCCACCCCAACCCGCGCAATGACAGGGCCGCCAAACGCCAGCGTGCCGCCGCCAAGCGCCGCAACAAAGCCAAGCGGGGGTGAGCATGAGCTACCCCAAGTATTTTCTGCGCAGCCCAGATATCCGGGTCCGCGCCAGCCAACTGGTCGCCAGCCTGCCGGTTGACCAGGACAAGCCGCTGGTTATCGAAATCAAGGAGCTGACCCGCTCCCTGGCCCAGAACTCAATGCTCTGGGCATGCCTCACCGACATCGCCGAGCAGGTGGTCTGGCACGGCCGCAAGCTCGCCAAGGAAGACTGGAAGCATGTGCTCAGCGCTGCACTGTACCAGCAGGACGTAGTGCCGAACATCGACGGCAACGGGTTCGTGGTGCTGGGCAAGTCCACCTCCAAGATGACCGTGCGCGAGATGCGCGATCTCATCGAGCTGGCCCAATCCTTCGGCGCCCAGCAGGGCGTGAAGTTCGGGGATGAATCCCGCCGCGGCTTCGACTGGGTGGCGGCATACGGGAGGGCGGCAGCATGAGCAAGACCAAGGCTGACAAGCAGCATCTCTCCGACGTCGCCTCCCTTGGTTGCATTGCCTGCCGCAATGCAGGGCATGGCACCACACCAGCGGAAATCCACCATGTGCGCTCTGGATCTGGCATGGCCCAGCGCGCCGAGCACACACGGGTGCTACCGCTTTGCCCGCGACATCATCGTGCCTGCTACCCCACAGGGTTCCACGCTGCCCCGCGTTCCTGGCAACAAGATCACGGCAGCGAGGAGACCCTGCTGGAGCAGGTGGCCAGAGAAGTCACCGAACTGCGCAAGAACACCATCGGGAGGGCGGCATGATCCACCTCACCGCCCTCGATGCGGCCCGGTTACTGGGTAGCAGCCCGAAGGTCAGGACCGCAGCCAACCAGGTGCGCAAGGCCCAGCAGGTCATGTCCCTGCACGACAAGGTGCTGACCCAGCTGGTCGGCCTACCTGACCCCGCCACCGAGCTGTTGTTTCACCCCAAGCGCAAATGGCGCTTCGACTACGCCTGGGAGGAGCAGAAGCTCGCCCTCGAAATCCATGGCGGGATCCACTCCGGCGGCCGGCACACCCGGGGGAGGGGGTTCGTAGAGGATCGGGCCAAGATGAACGAGGCCTCCCTGCTCGGGTGGACCGTGCTGGAAGTTACCCCGGAACACATCAAATCCGGCCAGTTGCGCGCTTGGCTGCTCGCCGCCTTCAATCAGGACCCAGACCAGAGGACCAAACCATGACCCACGCTATCGAAATGGCACTGCGCCTGTTCTCACCAAAGGGGGCGCTGCATGAGCCGACATCCAGCAACTTCAATGCCCTTGGGTGGGATGATTTTATCGGCGCCCTGCAGGTGGCCGCAAAGAACAACCCCCAGGGGCTACAGTTCCTGATGGCCGATCACCTGGGGGACGAGCAGGCCCTGGCGTCATTGCTGGCGTACTTCAGCACCACGCTGGACAGCGACGAGGCCGGTGGCATGGCCATGGCTATCCTGCTACGCCGCCCCCTGCCTGAGCAGCTGGAACACTTGGTGCTGTCTCACCCGCACTATGACAAGGAGCGCCGCCGTGCCGCCGTGGTGATGGAGAAGGCCAAACGAGCTCACCGCGCAGGCAATGACCTCGAGTACCAGCGTCTGCTGGCCGAGCGGAACGGGATCCTGCAGTTGGCTCGCGACCACTGTGTCGCCGAGATGCTTCGGTCAGGGCGTTGCCCTCACTGCAGGGGAACCGGATTGCGGCCACGCCGGGGGGACGAGTGCCCGAAGTGCCACGGTACCGGACGAGTAGTGCCCGATGCTGAGTTGGTGTCGCGCCGGTTCGGCCAAGAGATGCGGCAGGCCGTAGAGCGTGCTGTTGATGAGGTGATCCACCAGGCGTCAGATCTGGCCAAAGTCATGGGCCGACAAGTGAGGGAGATGCGGGCGGATTAGGCGCGGAGCGTTCGCCGCCGAGCAGGCGCAACCCCATGAATAGACGCAGTGATTGAATCTACCCATCCCCGGCGTTAGTATTGCTCAAAGATGGCCAGAGTCCCCGTGACCCTGGCCTTTTTCATTTCTGGCCCGCCTTGTGCGGGCTTTGTCGTTTCTGGAGGGGCGATGACGCCTGACAAGGATCCACAGAACTACAGCGTGCTCGCCTATCTGGCATTCGGCGGGCTGAGCGTATGGGGAGGGCTTGTGACCTACATACAGACGGTGAAACGCGAGGGAAGGCAGTTCCGATGGGTCGAGGCGCTGCTGCAGGTGGTGGTGTCAGGGTTCGCCGGGATGTTGACCATGCTGCTGAGCTGGTACATCGCAGCCCCGCTCCCGTTGTGCGGCTTCATGGCTGGCCTGGCTGGCTTGATGGGGTCGAAAGCACTGGAGCTGTACGAACGCCGGGCAACCGGCTGGATGGGAGGGAAGGAGTGATGGTGAAAATGCGCTGGGTAGATGAAGCCCGTAGGCATATCGGGTTGACGGAGATTAAGGGGCCCCAACACAACCCCGAGATCGTGGCGATGTGGAAGGCCATCAAGCGGGGTGGCATCCGTGATGATGAAACCCCGTGGTGTGCCGCCTTTGTTGGAGCGTGCCTAGAGCGGGTCGGTATTCAGTCCACCCGGTTCGAGGGTGCGCGTTCCTATGCCTCCTGGGGGGAGAAGCTGGAAAAGCCGGTGGCAGGCTGCGTAGTGGTGTTTTCCCGGGATGGTGGCGGACACGTTGGGTTCGTAGTGGGGCAGGACAAGGCTGGCAATCTGCTGGTATTGGGCGGCAACCAAGCGGACGCGGTGAACGTGAAGGCGTTTCCTCGCTCTCGGGTAACCGCATACCGCTGGCCCGCCGGTGAGCCGAAGCCTGTGGGGGAATTGCCTGTGATGGCTGCGGCAGAGTTCTCGAAGTCCGAGGCATAGGCGCAAGCCTTGCCAATATCGCCGGATAACCGGTAACAGCAGAGGAGAGTGCGATGGAACACATCGTTGAGGTGGTCATCAACTGGATTGTCATCCTGATGGCTGTAGTGGGCGGCGCGTCCATGGTGGTGCAGGGGCTGGCCAAGATCGCGGCCGTCACCCCTTCCACCCGGGACGATGAGGTGATCGGGAAGGTGCAGGCCTTCTTGGTTGGCCTGACCAAGGTGCTGGACAAGCTGGCTATGAACCTGCCGGCTGAGAAAGCCAGGAAGCAATAACATGAACAGCTTGCTCCAACTGCTCGACATTCTAACGGCCCTTCTGGGCCGCTGGCTTAAGCAGGAGAGGGCAAGGGAGGTGCAGGAACGCTATGACAAGAATCATGCGGACCCACAGGGGTGTTTTGCTGAGCGTTTCGGTGCTGCTTCTGGTCAGTTGCCAGACAGCTCCAAGCCAAACAGCGAACTGCCCGCCACCCACACCCAGGCTGACATGGAACCCCGCCGCTAATGGCGGGGTTTGTCTTTCTGGGGAATCCACAGCCGACCTACTGGACTATCTCGATGCACTGGAGCGATGCGGTGGTTAATGGCATTACCGTGACCGGGGTTGTTACTCAGGTGAGGGAGTATGACGGGAGTCAGGCCCTGGTCACCCTGAATACTGGCGTCTCCGTCGTGGTACCGGCTACCCATGAGCCTGTACCTGGTGATGCCATCGTAGAAGGCGAGCTATCCCTCTAAATGGCAAAGACCGACTGGGCACAGCTCAATGCAGAGTTCCTGCAGGAGCATGAAGCGACAGGCATCAGTGCGAAAGACTGGTGTGACAGCCGCGGCCTGAACTACAACTCGGCGCGTCGCTATTTGAAATCTCGGGGGCAATCCCCTGCGCAACCTGATAAATCTCGCGTAGCTGCGCAATCTGCGCATTCCGAAGTGCGCAAAACTGCGCAATCTGCGCAAAGTGCGCAAACCAAGGGGAATGAGGCCAAGGCCAAAGGGGGAGAGCGAAGAGGGGAGAAGTCCTCCGCATCCACTCACACCCCGGCAGACTCAGCCCAGAACCCGAAAACAAACGGCCGGGACAGCAGCGGCCGCTTCACCGAGGGCAACCCTGGCAACCCGAACCCGGTCACGAAGTGGAAGCCCGGCGACCGTCCGGCGCTGACCCATGGCGGCTATGCCAAGTTCCTCGATGCCGAGGAGCTGTTCGACCAGGCCCGCGAGCTGCAACTGCGCGACGAGCTGGACTTCACCCGGGCTCGCGTCATCTCCGTCACAAAGCTGCTCAAGGGGCTGCAGCAGGACCTGGTCACGGCCAGCGAGATGACCGACCGGATCGCGCTCTATGACAAGATCCTGAAAGCAGAGCAGGCCCTCGACCGCAACATCCAGCGGATTGAGTCCATCGAGCGGACCCTGAGCGCCCTTCGCATCGACGAGGTGAGCGTGCCCAAGATTGAGGAGGACACTCGCCGGATCCGGGCTGCGGCCCGCAAGCTGACCGCCGAAGCCGATCGGCTCGAGAAGGATGGCGGTAGCGAGGCCACCCCTGTCAGCGAGATGGTGACTGAGCTGCAGGGGATGGGGACTGGTGGGCTGATGTCGTGATAGTATTTACAAATGTCATTAGCGCGGGTTGGTGAGATGAAAATTTACAGCGTGGGAGAATCAGGAGCTTTGGTGAGCATTGGTGATGATAGCGTGCTGCCAAAGGATGTAAGTCACGCCCTACGCCGTGGTGAGAGGCTAACCTATTGTCTGACGGATGCGATGGATGGCTTTGATGGTGGCTCTGTTACGTTTGAGCCGACATTGATATATCAAGATGGCAAACTTCATGAGTGTGGGTCTGTAATCCGGGATGCCAGAGAAGCTCAGGCATTCGCAGAGTATTACGAGCGTTACACAGAGCTCACCCCATGCAGGAGCCAGCCATGAAACAAGTAGCCACAGCTTCAACAACACCAACCCGCCTCGGCGGGTTTTTTATTGCCTGAGATCCCACGATGACCGAACTCGACACCTCCGCCATGACTGAGCAGGAGCAGATGGCCTACATCCGCTCGAAGCTCAGCGATAAGTGGTGGCGGATGAACAACCTCTACATGATCGAGAACGAGCAGGGCCAACTGGTGCGCTTCCGGCTGCGCCCGGCGCAGGAGCTGCTGTTCCGGACCATGTGGTACCTGAACATCATCCTCAAGGCGCGTCAGCTCGGATTCTCCACGGCCATCGACATCTATCTGCTGGACGAGGCGCTGTTCAACAAGAACCTCAAGTGCGGGATCATCGCCCAGGACCTGACGGCCGCCGGCGAGATATACCGCACCAAGATTGAAGTGCCGTTCGATAACCTGCCTGGCTGGCTCAAGGCCCAGTTCAAGGTGGTGACCCGGCGGGGTGGGGCGAATGGCGGCCACATCCTGTTCCGGCACGGCTCCAGCATCCAGGTGGCCACCTCATTCCGCTCCGGTACCGTCCAGCGCCTGCATGTCTCCGAGCACGGGAAGATCTGCGCCAAGTATCCCGAGAAGGCCAAGGAGGTTCGAACCGGTACCCTCAACGCAATCCACCCAGGCGCTATCGCCTTTATCGAGAGCACTGCGGAAGGTGTTGGTGGTGACTTCCACGCCATGAGCATGAAGTCGCTGGAGCTGTCTCGCTCAACCGGCGAGCTGACCCAGCTGGATTGGAAGTTCCACTTCTTCGCCTGGTGGCAGGATCCGAAGTATCGCGCCGACGTCCCCGCTTCCGGTGTGGTGATGAGCAAGGCACAAGCGGAATACTTCGCCGCGGTGGAGAAGGCAATGAGCTGCACCATCAGCGACGAGCAGCGCCAGTGGTACGTGCTGAAAGAGGGCACGCAGCGTGGGGAGATGAAGCAGGAGTATCCCAGCACGCCGCTGGAGGCGTTCCTCACCTCCGGGCGCCGGGTGTTCGACCCCATCGCCACGATGGAAGCAGAGGGCGATTGCATGGCCCCGCTCATCGTTTATGACATCGACCCGGTCACCGGCAGGCGCGAAAAGGCCCGCAAACCGGAGAAGCTGGACGAGCAGGGACAGCGCTCGCTCGAGAACATGCTGCTGGTCTGGGAGCTGCCAGATCCCGACGAGGATTACGCCATCGGCGCTGACGTAGCGGAAGGGCTGGAGCACGGCGACCGTTCAAGCCTAGATGTCACGGCCAAGAGCGACGGCCGGCAGGTGGCCCACTGGTTTGGGCATCTGGACCCGGGGCTGTTTGCCCAACTGCTTGCCCACGTTGGCCGCTTCTATGGCACCGCAGAGCATGGCCCGGCCTACATCGGCCCAGAGCGCAACAACCACGGCCACGCTGTGCTGCTCAAGCTCCGTGAAATCTACCCGACCCGGCGCATCTACACCCAGGAGCACATCGACCGGGACCGCGACGACGAGACGCCGCGCCTCGGCTGGCTCACCACCCGGCAGTCCAAGCCGATCCTGGTTGATGGCCTCAAGGCCCTGCTGCGTGCCGGGCAGTCCGGGATCCGCTGGATCGGTACCATTTCCGAAGCCACCACCTACGTCTACGACAAGAGCGGCAGCATGAACGCCCAGGACGGCTGCTACGACGACCAGCTCATGAGCTACATGATTGCCCAAGAGATGCGTGCCCGGATGCCGGCCCGCATCGTCAAACCTGAATCCTTCCGCAAACCCAAGCACTGGATGGCCAACTGATGATCAACGCCCAACCCAAGGCCCCTGAAAAAGGCGGCCTCGATACCCCGCGCCTGCTCAAACTGATGAGCGATATCAACGGCCAGCCGGACTGGCGCTCTATCGCCAATCGGGCGTGTGCCTACTACGACGGCGATCAACTGCCGCCCGAGGTGGTGAGTGTGCTCAAGGCGCGGGGCCAGCCCATCACCATTCACAACCTGGTTGCGCCGACCATTGACGGTGTGCTGGGGATGGAGGCCAAGAGCCGCACCGATCTGATGGTGATCGCCGATGACCACGACGACGAGCTGGAGCAACTGGCCGAGGCCGTCAACGCCGAATACGCCGACATGTGCCGCCTTGGCGGACTGGACCGCGCCCGGGGCGAGGCCTATGGCGGCCAAATCAAGACTGGCCTGGGCTGGGTTGAGGTGTGTCGCCGCGACGACCCCTTCGGCCCGCGCTACAAGTTCAGCAACGTCCACCGCGACGAGGTGTACTGGGATTGGCATAGCCGGGAGCCAGACCTGAGCGACTGCCGCTGGGTGATGCGCCGCCGCTGGGTCGATCTGGATGAGGCCAAGACCATGTTTCCGAGCAAGGCCAAGGCGCTGGAGTGGGGCGTGAACGACTGGGAGGGCATCGTGAGCCTGACCGCCATCGAGGGGCTGGACCCCAACCTGGTCAGCGCCTATGACGAGTGGAGCCAGTTCAGCGGTAAGGAGGTGGAGTGGTGCAGCAGGGAGCGAGACCGGGTGCTGCTGCAGGTGGTCTACTACCGCACCTACACCATGCGTCAGGTGCTGATGCTGGACTCCGGTCGGGCACTGGAGTACGACAAGACCAATCAACTGCACCTGGCTGCTGTGGCCATGGGGCGCGCCAAGCTGGAGCGCTGCCCGGTGGCCGTGATCCGGGAATCCTGGTTCGTCGGCCCTCATCATCTGGTTGATCGACCCTGCTCTGCTCCCCACAACATGTACCCGCTGGTGCCGTTCTGGGGGTATCGCAAAGACCGCACCGGCGAACCCTATGGGTTGATTGTTCGCGCCATGCCGGCACAGGACGAGGTGAACCTGCGGCGCATCAAGCTGACGTTCCTGCTGCAGGCCAAGCGGGTCATCACGGACAAGGACGCCACCAACATGAGCCGGGATCAGGTGCTGGAGCAAGTCGAGCGCCCCGATGGCTATATCGAGCTCAACCCTGACCGAGCCAACAAGACCAGCGTGAGCGATGCCTTCAAGGTAGAGCAGGACTTCAACGTGGCGGCCCAGCAGTTTCAGGTGATGCAGGACTCGGTGAAGCTGATCCAGGACACCATGGGGGTTTATGCCGCCTTCCTGGGCCAGGGCTCCACCGGACAATCTGGTGTGGCCATCAGCAACCTGGTGGAGCAGGGGGCAACCACGCTTTCCGAGATCAACGACAACTACCGGATGGGCTGCCAGCAAGTGGGGCAGTTGGCACTGGCATACCTGCTGGAAGACATGGCCAGCAAGCGCAACTACAAGGTGACAGTGAACCGGGATGACCCCCGCCGCCGCAAGGCCGTGGTGGTCAATGTGGAGCAGGAGGATGGCAAGCTCACCAATGATGTGACCCGGCTGCGGGCCCATATCGCACTGGCGCCGATCCAGCAAACCGCCGCCTATAAGCAGCAGTTGGCTGAGCGGATGACCCAGGCCATGTCACAACTCCCGCCAGAGGCTGCGGGTGCCTGCTTTGACCTGCTGGTCGAGCTAATGGATGTGCCGCGCAAGGCCGAGTTCGTGGAGCGGATCCGCAACGCCCTGAACATCCCGAAAGACCCGGACGAGATGAGCGATGAGGAGCGCGCCGCCGCCGACCAGCAAGCCCAGGTTGCCCAGATGCAGCAGGAGCTGGCCATGCGCGAGATGCAGGCCAAGCTGGCTGAGTTGGAAGGCAAGGCCGCCAAGTGGCAGGCAGAGGCTCAGCGCATCGCCAAGCTGACCGACTCCATCCGGTTTGAGGATGCTCTCAAGCAGGCCCAGACCGGCAAGACGTTGCAGGAGATGGAGCAACTGGCAGCCCAGCAGCAGGCGATGCAGACCGAGCAGGCAGCCCTGCAGGCCCAGCTGTTGGACACCATTCAGCAGCAGATAGACGCGATCGCGCTCTGATAGTTGCTTTCCTGACCTGCCAGCGTTACGATTTCCCCAACATGGCCCAGTCTCTCGAGATTGGGCCTTTTTCATTTCCAGACCCGGCCATTGTGCCGGGTTTTTTATTTGGAACGGGCCATGACCGACCAGCAACACCTTGATGCCGAGATGGAACGAGATATTCAGGCGCTCGAACTGACCGCCCCGCGCGTTACCCCTGAACAGATCGATGCGCTGATGCGTGGCGTTCGCTATGAGGTTCAGGTTGTTCCCGGTACCACAACCACGCTGGCTACCGCCATTGCTGCCAACGGCTTCACCCTGGCCATCGGCATGACCGCCTGTGCGGACCCGGCCAACTTCAACGCCGAGTTTGGCGCCAAGTACGCCATCAAGGATGCCGAAGCCAAGGCCCGCCAAGAGCTGTGGAAGCTGGAAGGCTGGCGGCTCAAGTGCCATTTAGCGAATCTTTAGCGATAGACGGCAACCCTTGCCCGCGTTGTGCGGGCTTTTTTATGCCCAGCCCCAGCCGGGGAGCGCTTTTACCGAGAGCCTTCCCCCGCTTGGGCAGCGATACCACCCACTGAAAACCCACGAGGACAACCATGGATAAGAACATCGACAACCTGACCGGCACTGAGAGCCTGGACGAACTGGAAGCCATGCTGGAAGCGATCGAGCGTGAGCCCGATAGCGAGCTGGATGATGGCACTGGCACCGAGCAAACGGACGTACAACCCGCGCCGTCGGCGGGCGAGGTGGCAGCCGGTAACGAACAGGGCAGTACCGAGCAGGGCGGTGAAGGGGTCGCGGAGCCTGAGAAGGTGATCCTGGCCAAGAGCGGTCAACACACCATCCCGTATGAAGTGCTGGAGCAGGCACGCAATGAAGCCAAGCAACTGCGTGTGCAGCTGGCTCAGTCGCAGCAGGCCCAAGCCGAACGGGACAAGCTGGCCGCCGTGTTAGAGCAGAACGGCATTGAGCTGGACACCAGCGATCCCGATAGCATCGATGTCGCTGCTATTGAGGAACTGGCCCAGGACTACCCCGACCTTGGCAAACCGCTGGCGGCCATCGCCCGCAAGTTGCAGAAGTTGGAGCAGCCCGCCCAACCCGCTATCAACCCGGTACAGGCCGCACTGCAGGCGGTACCTGATCTGGTGAGCTGGCGGGAAAAGGACCAGGACCGTTTCGACTTCGCCATCATCGTCGATGAGAAGCTCCAGGCTGATCCCGCGTGGCAAGGCAAGTCGCTGGATGAGCGATTCGCAGAGGCGGCGCGCCGCACCAAGCTGGCCTTTGGTGATGAGGTTCAAGCGCCTCCCGCCAAGGTACCCGGCAAGGGTGCAGAGAAGCCCGCTGATTTCATCCCGTCCAGCCCTTCGGCGCTCGGCCAGACCCATCATGCAGCACCCACCGGAGTGGAGCGCTATGGCGCCATGTCTCAGGCCGAGCTTATCGGCGAGATGGGCGCCATGACGGACGCCCAGATGGAGGCGCTGCTGGAGCAGGCCGGGTACTAACCCACCACCCATTTCAATAAGCCAACCCCGACCACTGTGTCGGGGTTTTTGTTTTCATGTAGGAGAGGACCATGACCCAAGTCACCTCGGCGCAAGCCAACAAGATTTTGCAGGCCGCACTGTTCACGGCGGCCAACCGTTCTCATTCGCTGGTGAACATGCTGACCGAAGAGGCCCCCAAGGGCGCCAAGGTCAACGGCGGCAAACAGACCAGCGCCGGCGCCCCCGTGGTGCGCATCACCGACCTTGGCAAAGGCGCCGGGGATGAAGTGGACATGCAGCTGTTCCACCAACTGTCTGGCCGCCCGACCATGGGTGACAAGAAGCTGGCAGGGCGCCTCGAGAGCATGTCCTTCGCGGACTTCTCGCTCAAGATCAACCAGACCCGCCACGGTGTGGACGCGGGCGGCAAGATGAGCCAGAAGCGCACCAAGCACGACCTGATCAAGACGGCTCGCGTGCTGCTGGGTGATGGCTACTACGGCCGCCTTGTTGACCAGCGCGGCTTTGCTCAGCTGGCCGGTGCCCGCGGCGATTACTCGGCCACCGATATCATCCTGCCGCTGGCGGATGATCCCGAGTTTGCCGACATCATGATCAACAAGCTGACCGCGCCGACCTACGAGCGCCACTTCTTCGGTGGTGATGCGACCAACTTCGAAGCCCTCGATGCGGCGGATCGCTTCAACCTCGGCTGCGTTGATAACATGGCGCTCTACCTGTCCGAGATGGCTAACCCCATCCAGCCGATCCGCATGGTGGCTGACCCGTCCGGTGGTGAGCCTCTCTACGTGCTCTACGTGACCCCGCGCCAGTGGCACGACTTCTACACTTCCAGCTCCGGCAAGGACTGGCAGGCGATGCTGGCTTCCGCGATGGAGCGTAGCAAGGGCTGGAATCACCCCATCTTCCGCGGGGAGGGCGCCATGTGGCGCGGCATCCTGGTCAAGCCCTACAAGGGCATGCCGATCCGCTTCAACCAGGGCAGCATCGTCAAGGTGTGTGCGTCCAACTCCGCGACTGGGGCGGAAGTGGACAAGGTTGCCGGCACCCTGATCGATCGCGCCGTGCTGCTTGGCGGCCAGGCGCTGGCCAATGCCTTCGGCTCTGGCGAGCAGGGCGGCTCCTTCGGCATGCACCAAGAACCGACCGACCACGGCAACAGCACCGAGATCTCCATCAGCTGGGTCTCCGGCCTGCAGAAGATCCGCTTCAAGCAGCGCAACGGCAACATTCAGGACCATGGCTGCATGGTGCTGGATACCGCGGTGAGCGCCATCGCCCGCTAAGCCGCTGACCCATGGGGCTTCAGGGCCCCATCCAAACACTATCTGACAAGACAAGGAGCCATATCATGGCCAAGACTACTCTGCTCGCCCGAGCGTACCGCTGGTTTGTCGGCGCGTTCGGCAACCTCTCTATCTCCCCGACCCTGGTGGCCAAGCTGGCGGCTGTGCCGTCTGGCGATGTTGTCGCATACGGTGACAAGGTGGAGCCCAACCTGAAAGTGGTGGGTGTGACGATGTTCAGCACTGCGCTGGGCGCGAGTACCACCATCACCGCCAAGGTCGGCGACACCACCATCATCAACGCCGAGAGTACGGTGGGGACGGTGGCAAAGTATTACCCGGTCGATGACTTGCTGACCGAGCCTGACCAGGAGCTCACCCTCACGGTTGGCGGCGGCGCTGCGACGGGCACCGTCAAGCTCAAACTGCATTACGAGGTAGTCGGCAACCTGTAAGGCTGCCGATCACTGTCCGCCCGGCCCTGTGCCGGGCTTTTTCGTTTCTGAATAGGAGTCATCGCCATGAGCGACAAGATTGCCGTGGTTTACATCGGCGACAAGCCGAGCAAGAAAGACACGGTCACCGGCAGCCGCCTGGTCTTCCCGCGCCATACCGCAGTGGATGTGGAGAGTCACATCGCCATGCAATTGCTGGAGTTCCCGACCGTCTGGATCCGCCATGAGGCACTGGCTGGCGAGCTGGAGCGGCAGGAGACCACTGCCCAGGCTGCCGCCAAAGAGAAGGAGCGCCTCGCCGCCGAGCAGGCCCGCCTGGCGGAAGAGCAGAGCATGGTGGTTGGTGAGCGCGATCTGGCCAAGATGACCTCTGCCCAACTGGCCACCCTGGTGGAAGGGGAAGATCTGGATATCGAGCCGCAGGGCCCGCAAGAGAAAGTGCCCGATTACCGGGTGCGCGTGCGTGATGCCCTGAAGGCCAAGCTGGCAGAGCAGGGGGAATAGCATGCAGATGGTGTCGCGTGAGCAGTTCCTGCCCACTGTCAGGCTGCACATCACCGGCCCGCTCGAAGTCATGCTGAGTGAGGCCGTCACAGAGGCGGCCATCACGTTCTGCCGGGAGTCGGCCTTGCTGACCCTTGACCGACTGCTGCCCAGCGCGTCAGCCGGCAGCCTGGTGGAGGTCTGCAACATCAGCGGGATGACATCGTGCAATATGCTGCACCTGACTGGTGAAGGGGGCGCGCCATTTGTCAGTGGGCGTGACTACTTCGCCATGTCGGCCAATGAGCTGAGCATCCTGACTGATCTCAGCGATGCGCGGATCTGGTATGTGGCTGCTCCGGTCAAAGGCGCCACCGATCTCCCAGCCCAGCTCTACAACGATCACGCCGATGCCATTGCCCATGGCGTCGCAGCCTTGCTCTATGCCCAGCCAGACCGCCCTTGGTCTGACCCTAAGCGAGCAGGATACCACCGGGCTGAGTTTGTCGAGGGATGGCGCCGCGCCGGCCGGTTCCGCAAAGAGCACAGCGCCCCGACCCAAGTTGAATTCCACAACCCGCCCCGCAAACACTCTTTTTTCTAAAGGACTCCACACATGGCAACCGTTACCGTTGACTCGATCTTGAAGCGGGTAAATACCCTGCTCAACGATCGCACCTGGGTTCGCTGGCCCAAGCAGGAGCTGCTGGACTACTACAACGATGCTGCCAAAGCGATCGTGTTGATGCGTCCTGACGCCCACACCAAGAACGTGCAGTTCAACTGCGCAGCCGGCACCAAGCAGAGCCTGCCTGCAGATGCCCTGCGGCTGATCGAGGTGCTGCGCAATGCCGACGGCAAAGTGATCCGCTTCGTGCCGCGGCGCGCCCTCGATGACAGTTACCCGGACTGGCATGCTGGCAAGGATGGCACCAGCGTGGCCGCCTACACCTATGACGATCGGGACCCCAAGAACTTCTATCTCTACCCGGGCCCCGCCGCCGCAGTGAAGGTGGATGTGATCTACTCCGTAGCGCCGCAATCCAAGGTGCTGGCGGACGTGGAAAACGTGGGCACGCCGGCGCTGGCCGATCTGGATGACATCTACATCAACCCGCTTATCGACTTCATCATGTACCGGGCCTTCTCGAAGGACTCCGAATACAGCGCCAACTCCAATCGGGCTGTCGGCCACTACAACGCCTACCTGCAGCAGTTGGGTGAAAAGACCCAGGTTGATGCCAGCCTGGAGCAGCGCAAGACCGAAGGATTCTCCCGCGTGACCGGGCAGTAAGGGGGCAGCATGGCAGGAGTGTGGAAGCGTGACGGTACGGTGGCCGTCACCAATGGCAACAAGAAGGTGACCGGTACCGGGACAACCTTCGCAGACACCAAGAACGGGGTGGCCAAGGGCCACCTTTTTTGTATCACCAGTGGCACCTCGGTGGATTTCTACGAGGTGGACTACGTGGTGTCCAACACGGAGCTGTATCTGGTGCAGTCATACCGTGGCTCCACTGCCACGGGCAAAGCCTACGAGATCATCACGACTTTCTCGGATTCCGTCCCTGAGTTCGCCCGCCGCCTGACCGCCACACTGAGTGCCTATCAGCAGCAGAGCGATGCTTTTCAGGCGCTGCTGACGAGCACTGCCACCACTGTTGAGGTGACTGCACCGGATGGAACCAAGCAAACACTGATCCCGTGGAAGCGTGTGACCAGCGAGGGCGAGGGGCAGACGGCCCGCGCCAAGGTCGAAGCCGACCGAGCCAAGACAGAGGCGGATCGCGCCGCTGCGGCCGCCAATGCCACGGCCGAAGCCGGGACCGGCTCGCTGATGCGCGTGGGCGGCGCCACCATCCTCGATGCGGAGCGCTACGCCCTGGAGCGGGCAACCGGCGGCAGACAGACCATCATTCGCGACAGCGCTGGCAACGCCAATGCTATGTTCGTGCTGCCGCGCTTCAGCTACGCCGACCTGGGCATGACTGCCGATATGGGCACTGGCGATGTGACGGCGTTCGATTTTGGCAGCGGCAGCATCAAGAGCGAGATATTCATCGGCGCCTATCTTGCGTCCGGCTCCGGCGCTGTCAGCGCGCCGCGGCAAGATCCCCGCGCCTCGCTCGATCACACCGCCGCCCGCAACGCCTGTAGTGCAAAAGGCGCAGGCTGGCATCTGATGACGGCGCACGAATGGGCGGCAATCGCCCTGTGGTGCATGGCCAACGGCTACGAGCCGATTGGCAATACCAACCATGGGCGCAGTCACGCCAAGACTTGGCTGGTAGGAGATCGAGCTGACAATAGAGCGCCGGGTGATGCAGCCGGCACGGGGCGAACCCAGACCGGCTCGATGGGGTCCGATGCGACGCATACTCGCACGCTGGGCGGGATTGCGGATCTGGTCGGCAACGTCTGGGAGTGGCAGGACGGATTGCTGCTGCAAGATGGGCGCTTTAAGATTTCTGCCTACAACACCCAAGCCGAAGTTGACTGGGCGTTTGTCGATGCTTATCTAGATGCCTCCTCTCCGACCGGCGGCAGCTCGATCCTCTCTAACACCGTCATAAACCGGCTCGGCCCGCTGGGCGACAACGGCAATACTGGCAGCGTAGCTAACAGTGAGTGGCGCTCGACGGCCAAGGCCAGCGGTTACGTCAGCCTGCAGTCGCTCAGGAGACTGCTCATCGAGCCGGCCAGTGTGCTGCCGCAGGGGCGCATGTATGTACGCAATTTCGGCGAGCGGCTCCCGTATCGTGGCGGCGGTTTTGTCGGCGGGTCCGACGCTGGCCTGGCTGCGCTCTATCTGAGCTCTTCGCGCGTGCGCACGCTCACGGACGTCGGGTTTCGCCCCGCCTTTGCCTGAGCCTTGCGCCAGTTTCGGGGGTCCGATGTCGAACTGGCGGTGTTGCAAAATCAGATCAGGCTGACCAAAGACCTGGCCTGTCAACCCATCAACAAATATCAGCACTGGAGCGGTCTCAATCTCGAGACCGTCAGGGTGATCGGCGGCTGCGATGCAGTCTGTTTAACATTTCGAGCGGGGCAAATAGATGAGCTACTTATATGACGGCGAAACGCATGACAACTACGATCCCGCCTTTATGGCGGAGCTGGGCATGAGTGAGGAGGTCATAGCCTCCGTGCTCGCCCAGCACAACTATGAGCTGACAGAGGGGCAACTGGCGCGCCGCCAGCGCGCCTACGTGGCGGAGTCCGACCCCCTTTTCTTGGAGTGGCAATACGACAAGACAGCAGCGGCCGAGCAGACATGGCGCGACAAGGTGGCGGAGATCAAGCTGCGCTACCCGGTGGCCCGTGGGGCGGAAGAGTGATCGTCCGTCTCGAGCCCATCACGGCGAGCGTGGTCGCCGTGCTGCTGCAACCAGCCAAGTGAGCCTTGCCTCCTGGCGCTGTCAGCGTTAGGATTTACCCATCATGGCCCCGCTCTCCCGAGTGGGGCTTTTTCGTTTCTGCCTCTCCGAGATCCCCATGCCCGTACTCGATATCGTCACCATGCGAGGGACTATGCCGCGCGTGGAGCCACACCTCTTGTCTGATGAAGTCGCGGTGATTGCGCGTGACTGCCATTTTGACCATGGCGTTATCTCCCCGCTGGAGGATTACGCCAGTGCTGGTGTGGAATTGCCCATCGTGCCTACCACCCTTTTTCACTATGGCCAGCACTGGTTTGCCTGGAACAAGGTGGTGGAGGCTATTCGCTCCCCAATTGCCCAGGACCCATACGGCCGGGTTTACTACACGGACGGTGAATACCCCAAGGTGACTCATGCCCAGATCGCTACTGGCGGAGCCAACAAGCCGACAGCGTGGTACCGGCTTGGCATTCCCGCCCCAGGCGTTCCTGTTGGAGTGGGCGCAATTACGCCGCCATCCGGTGGTGTCGATGACGACCTCATTGATGACGAAACCCGCTTCTATGTGGACACCTTCGTGACTGCGATGGGAGAGGAGGGGCCACCCGGCCCAGCCAGCGGAAAAGTCACCATCACGATCCCTGGGTCGTCGGTTGCTTTGGTGCTGACTCAGCCGACATCCCAGAACAGCAATATCACCAAGCGTCGGGTCTACCGGTCTGTGTCCGGTGGTGGCATTGCCGACTACCTGTTGGTGGCCGAGCTGCCGATTGCTCAGACGTCGTTTGTCGATAACCAAGCGGATGGGGATTTGGGCGCCGTGCTGGAGACTTACGGCTACACCATGCCACCCGATGGCTTGCGTGGGCTTTGCCAAATGGCCAACGGCATGTGCGCCGGGTTTGCTGGCAACTCCCTCTACCTGTGCGAGCCTTACCTTCCCTATGCCTGGCCGGAGAAGTACCGGCTGACCACTGAGCACGACATTGTGGCGATCGCTGCCATCGACACCACCTTGGTGATCGGGACCAAGGGGTACCCCTATCTTGCCCAGGGTGTGAGCCCGGCATCGGTGACCACCCAGAAGCTGAGTCAACTGCCGCAGTCCTGTGTCAGTGGTCGCTCTATGGTCGCCATGGATGGCGTCGTGCTCTATGCCTCCCCGGACGGGCTGGTCGGCATCGGCGCCAACGGTGGGCAGGTGGTGACCGAGCAGGTCATCACCAGCAAGCAGTGGCGCGCCATGAAGCCCGAGACCATGCGGGCATGGCACCACGAGGGAAAATATGTGGCCATGACCGACACCCACGCATTCATCTTTGACCCGAAAAGTGGCGACTTGCGTGAGCTGACGAACCGGTGGGATGCAGCTGTCTCCGATATGGAGAGCGATTCCCTCTACATTGCTAAGGGGCGCAGCTTGCAGATTTGGCGCGGCGGGAGCCCCAGCAATGGTCAGTTCGTCTGGCGGTCCAAGCCATTTATGGAGCCAGAGGGTTCGTCTTTCAGCTGCTGCCGGGTGTTGGCTCAGGATGTTGGCTTGGTCGGGATCAAGTTGTTCGTTGACGGGGAGCAGGTGATGGAGCTGTCCCCTGGCAACCTGGTGCCCGGGGCGTTCAGGTTGCCGCCAGTGCGGGGCCGGTTCTGGCAGATAGAGGTCTTCGGTACCTCGGTGGTGAGCCGCATCACTCTGGCGAGCAGCATGGCGGAGATGGTGAACTGATGGCCAAGAAACCCGCATATCGCGCCGGCCGTGACCAGGCCGCAACAGCCGAGAACGTGGAGCTGCTCACCGGACAGCGTGGCGATCGCCTTGATAAGGCAGTCACTTTCCGGGAGCTGGCGGCATTGGGGCTGTCTACGTTGCGTCCTGGTGCTGGCGGTGTTTATGTCCCGGGCAAGAACCCAGACCTTTTCCCGCCGGGCCAGATGGAGTTCCCCCACGCTCCGGTCAATGTGATCGCCAATGGCGCATTTCACACGGTCCTTGTTGAGTGGGATCCGCCGCAGTACCGGGGGCATGCTCACGCCGAGATATGGCGAGCTGAGAGTGACAACCAAGCCGAGGCCACCCTGGTGGGGACCTCTTCGGCCAATCTCTTCTCTGACGCCATTGGCAAGGGCGCCGCGTTTTACTACTGGGTGCGCTTCGTCAACGGCAAGGATGACAAGGGTCCCTTTCAGGGTATGCAGGGCGTTAAGGCTGAAACCAGCCGGGATGTGCAGGACATTCTCGACGAACTGCAGGGGAAGATAGAGGAGAGCCACCTGGCCCAGGCGCTGCTGGGGCCCATAGAGCAAGTTCCCCAACTGCAGCTGGATATTACGATCCTGAAGCCAAAGGTTGATGAGATCGAGGTCATTCGTCCCAAGGTCGCCGCCATCGAGGACAAGATCCCCAGTATTGAGCAGGAGCTGGCCGGGCTGGATGAGCGCCAGAAGGTAGCGCAAGATCTGCTGGATGACGCCCAGCAGCAGCTGGGGATGTCGAGCATTGAGATCGGCCTGGTGCAGGATCGCCTGAATGCGAAGCTCGACAAGTACAAGGGGGATTTCGACTCGTTCCGCGATGCGGTGTTTGTCGTCGATCCAGAAAACGGCAGCATCACCATGGATGCCGTCAATGCGGTGCGAGATGAGCTTCACACTTCGATTACTGAAGTGCAGCAAGATCTTGATGCCGTCGCCGGCCAGATCAGCAGCAAGGCAGACAATGTCACCGTTGACGGCCAAGGCTCGCGGATTACAGAGGCAGAGCAGCGCATCAACGGCTTGGACGCCAGCCTGAGCCAAACCGTCACCCGGGGGGAGTTCACAGGCGAACAGCAGCGGGTCACCCAGATCGGTCAAGAGCTTGATGCGACAAAAGGGGTGCTGGCCCAGAAGGCGACACAGCAAGAGGTTGACGAGCAGGGCGAGCGGCTGGCCAACGCGGAAAGCAAGCTGACGGTACACACCGATGAGCTGAGTTCACAGGCGCAGCGCCTTGATGGGCTGGCGGCCCAGATCACCCAGGGTGACGAGACTCTTCGGGCCAGTATCACTGAGCTGGCGCGCGTTTCGGCGGAAAGCGATCAGGTGACCACGCAGCGGGTCAGCGGGCTCGAAGTGAGGGCGGGGGCATCAGAGGCCAAGATCCAGGCGCTCGAAGAAATCTTCGCGGATGACGGTGGTATTACTGCTGGCCGATTCGACGCCATCACGGCAGAACTCGAGCTGCAGCGAGGGAATGATGACGACAACGCATCTGCTGCGATCGATGGTGCCCTGGCCGTGGATGAGCGGGATCGGGAGACGCGGAAGGCGTTCGGGGCCATCCGTACAGAGCAGAGGGTAATCCTGACGGAGCAGCAGGCCCAGGCTCAGCGCACAGCAGACATGGAAGTGAAGTTTGAAGCGAAGGACGCTGCTACCCAAGCCAGGATCTCGTCGGTTGAGAAGGTGACCTCTGATGCAGACTCGGCGCTGGCACAGCGCATTGATAACGTCACGGCGGAGTTCCAGGCAGCTGACACCCAGGCGAATGCTGATATCAGGGCGCTGGAGCAATCGAGCGCATCGGCGGACGAGGCGCTATCTTTGCGCCAGGATGAGCTGGCAGCTGCGCTTTCGGATGCGACGACAGATATTGCGGCGAACATCACGCGGGAAGAATCAGCAAGGGTTACTGCCGATGAGGCCATCTCGAGGCGGGTGTCTGAGGTCGAGGCGCAGTTCAGCGGCGGCCTTGATGAGGTGAATGCGAGGGTTGCTGCCGAGGAGTCCGCTAGGGCGAACCAAGACGAGGCGCTTGCCCAGCAGATCCGCACTGTAGATGCTGCGTTCAAGGCCGCCGATACGGCGCTGTCTGCCTCCCTCTCCGAGTCGAGCAAGGCCCTCTCAGATGCCGACCGAGCGCTGGGGGAGCGGATCAGCACCCTTGATGTGACGGTCGGAGAGAACTCAGCCAGCATCACTGAGCTGCAGCAGGCCGTGGTGAGCAATGAGGCCTCGCTCAGTCAACGCCAGGACAAGATGGAGTCGGAGATCGTTGTCGGTGCCGTCAGTCAGGTTGAAGGTGCCTTGGCCGGGGATGAACGTGACCGAGAGAACCGAAAGGCTCGCGGTGTCATTCTCCAACAGCAGAGCACGCTGACGAATCAACAGGAGGCGCAGGCCAGGACCGTTGAGCAACTGACCGCAGAGTTTGATGCTGAGAATGCGGAGATCAGGGCGCAGATCACCAATGAGCAGTTGGTTAGATCAACGGCAGATGAAGCCCTGGCACAGAAGACATCTGTGCTTGAAGCGCAAATCGAGGGGGTGGATCAGTCCCTCTCAGCCAGTATTGCCGAGGTGGCCAGGGTCAGCGCTGATGCTGATGCCGTCATGACCGAGAAGCTGAATCAGCAACAGTCCACAATGCAAACGGCGGATGCTGAGCTTTCTAGTCGCATCAATGAAGAGGCAACCACCCGGGCTGATGCCGTCGAGTCGCTGGCCAGTCAGATCCAGCAGGTAACGGCAAACTATCAGCAGGGAGATCAGCAACTCCAAGGCCAGATCACGGCAGAGTCAGTCGCCCGTGCCGATGCGATGCAAGCCCTCGGCAGCCAGATTGATACGGTGTCTGCTGTTGCAGGTAGCAAGAATAAAACGTTCTTCCAAGCCACTGCCCCAGGGTCAGCGATGGGCACCGGTGATCTGTGGTTTGACACAGCCAACAACAACAGGCCGTACCGTTACAGTGGTACTGCTTGGGTTGCCACTGACGACCCGAGGATTGCAGCCAATGCCGCCGCCGTTCAACTCCAGAGCCAAGCTATTGCCGACTTGCAAAATGGTGCCCAGGCCATGTGGACAGCGAAAGCCAGCGCGGGCCAGATCACTGCCGGGATCGGCCTGGTTGCCAATTCGGACGGCACCAGCCAGGTGGCAATCTCTGCCAGTCAGGTTTTTGTATTCGACCCGAACAGCTCAACGCCCATGGCGCCGCTGTTTGCCATCGACAACGGGCAGGCCGTGATTGCCGAGGCCATCATCCGAAAGGCCACCATCCAGATCATCCAGTCAGAGAAGATCACCGCCGACTACATCAAAGCTGGGGTCAGCATCACAACCCCGTTGATTAACGGTGGCCAGATCGATATGGGCAATGCCTTCCTGTCTGGAGGCGCGGCGGGATTTGGCAAGGGCGGCCCTTATGGAGGCTGGGGATGGGGTTGGTACACGATGATCTATGCGGACGGCAGCATCTATACCAACCGACTTCGTGCAGAAGGCGGCTACGTCAGAAACATGACCATGAACAACTGCACGATTGCTGCCGATTGCGTGGTCCTGGGGACGTTGGAAGCGGATCGGATTGTGGGTGATATCACAAGGATGATCAGGGCGTCAGGTAACTTCTCTTTGGCAGGTTACAAGCGAGCCAGAAACATGGTCTGCATCAAACCACTCACAGGTCTAGCAGAGGTTTCCGGATCCGGCACGATAGGGCTCATATTGTTGTGCAAGCTCAACGGCACTGAAGTAGCCAGGGCTACGTCCACAGCCTCGTTCCCTGTGGGTACGAATAGAGCGCCAATGAGTGTGACCTTCCAAGATGCTTTCGTGATCCCCGCTGGGACTGAGACCGTCAACATCACCTTCGAAGTGGTGGCCTATCCTGGGTCATCTATCCAGAACCAGCGCCTTATCGGGGAGAGCCTATGGCTGATGGGTCTATGGTGAGGGCTGCTTTGAACCGCATAGTCAGGGATACCGGGAATCCTAATCTCCCTCTCAAACTGCAAGACGCCATCCGAAACCGGATGGCGTTTTTATTTGTGCGTGGCGATGACGGGTTTGTGCTCAAGCCGCTGGCCGAAGATGGCGTGATCGGCGTCCTGGTCTGGGTGGGGTGGGGAGATGGCAGGGCGCCTGAGCGGCACTTGCCGGAAGTGAAGCGCCTGGCGCGCCTGATAGGGGCACGCTGGTTGCGCTTCCACTCGGTGCGCAAGGGGTGGCTCAAGGTCGCACCAAGAATGGGATGGGTACGTCAGCCGGATGATGCTGATGGGCTCTATGTGTTTCAGATCAACCTATGAGGTGTAGGTGATGGGGAAGGGTGGCTCGAACGAAATTCAGGAGACCGAGGCTCAGAAGGCTGCGGCCAGTGTGGCCATGGAGCAGTGGGATCTCTACAAGAACGACCTGCAGCAGTATGAGGACCTCTTCATGGAGAAGGTGGATGACCTCAACAGTGAGGGGGAGTTCGACAAACTGGCAGGCACGGCAGCGCTTGGCACTGCTCAATCCTTTGGTGAGGCGCGCGCCGGGCTGGCTGACTCCATGGCGGCCAGTGGAGTAGATCCAACCAGCGGCAGGTACCAGGAGGCGATGGAAGGACTGGCAACGGACCAAGCCCTGAGTCAGACCGATACCACTAACCGCGCACAATCCAGCCAGCAGGACAAGTATGTTGCTGGGCTCAAGGATGTGGTGAGCATTGGCGCAGGGCAGAAGGCTGAATCGCTGGCTGGTATTGGCGATGTGGCCACAACCAGCTTGCGCAAGGCAACCAGTGATGCACAGAGCTCTTACCAAAGCCAGCAGGCGACGGCTGGTTTGGTGGGGACCATGGCAGGAGCTGCCACCTCGTATGGGCTGGCCAGCCTGAAAGCGCCGGCTGCAACGGAGATCAAGAAAATCAGCCCGACAGCATCCGTGCTGCAGGGTAAGGGTTACTAAGGGGGTTCCATGGGTTACGCCGCAGACACTTACGCCAAAATCACCCGAGAGCAGTACCAGGACTGGAAGACACGCTTCTACCCCAAGCAGCAGGAGTTGATGGAGTTGGCCACCAACGGTCAGCTTCTGCGGGAGCAACTTGGACGGGTGGATGAGAACAACGCCAACGCGCTCCGCTCTGCTCAGCAGGCTACGGCCAACCGCAATGCGCGAATGGGGCTGGGCACCAGCAGCAATGCCAACGATAACAGCCAGGGGCTGCGCATGGCGCTGATGACGGCAGGCACCGAGAACGGCCTTCGTGAACAGGAGCAGACCAGACAAATGGGGATCCTGACCGGCGCGGATGCGGGGCTGCGTGAGGCAATCAAAACCGGAGGAGGTGTGTGATGGGGTACGGCATTTTGGATATCGGCGGCCAGACACGCCAGCAAGGCCTGGCGGGGTTGCGCGATGCTGCCAACCGAGAGTCGGAGATGGAGGCTGCCAACAAGAGTCTCAAGACCGCTCGCAAGGGGCAAACCCTGAGCACCATCGGTACTGGCGCATCGATGGGCGCCATGTTGGGCATGGCGGGTTCACTCGGTGGCCCTCTGGGCGCACTGGCAGGTGCTGGGGTTGGTTTTCTGGCAGACAGCTTGTTTTAAGGAGGCATGATGAGCGTATCGGGATTGGCGGAAGGTTTTCTGGCTGGCTTCAACACCATGGACCGTTATCAACGTGGCCAGAAAGAAGATGAGCGGATGGATAAGGCCATGGGCCTGCGAGATGCCATGTGGCAGAACGAGCTGGATCAGCAGAAAAAGGCCGATGCTCGTTATGATGATGAGACCAAATATAACCGAGGTCGCCATAAGGTTGATGACGACAGATGGAACTTAGAATACGCAGGACGGCAAAAACAACTGGAGTTGGATAATAAGCGCGCCAACGCGATGCTGAGCCTTAACGTGGAGCAAAATAAAAGGGCCCAAGAGTCTCACGCACTGGCCGTGGCAAAGAACAAACGGGACCAGTGGTGGCTTGACAATGAGGTGCCGTTCAATATGGCGACAGCAGCGCTGGGGCGAGGGGAGCAAATAACACCAGAGCAAGATGCTTTGTTGAACCATGAATATGCCGCCGGGCGAAATCCATACCGCGTGTTTGGTGACCAGCAATGGCACCGGAGTTCTGACACTGTTTATCAAGGGATGAAAGCAATCATTAACAACCCTGACGCCAAGGTCTGGGATATGGGGAAAATGCATGATGCCATCAATACGCCCGAGTTGAAAAAGTCTCTGACCTATATGGTCAGGGGCAACCTCGAAAAGGGTATCGGAACAATGACACCTGATGGCGTTGTCAAATCTTATGGTGAGGTAGAAGTGGTGCCCACTGGGCGTGGCACCTTTTACATGCAAGCGCCGGTGACCTATGTCAACCCCAAAACCGGTCAGGGTGAGAGCGTGAACATTTTGTTAAATTTCACCCAGTTTTTTGAGACCCGCATTGAGTACCGTTTCCAGATATTCACTGCTCATTCCTGCGATTTTTTGCTTCCGTCTTACGCTCGCCTTGCGT